ATTTAATCTGTGTCTTTATGTTCATATTCTCATTGCCTTTGCTCAGTTAATTGTTTTCTCTCATATTGTGGCGTGCTGGCCTGCCTTAGTCAAAAAAAATCTGACTCTTAGCAGCTCTAAGCCATTATCTCATTATGCGTTTCTTGGTTTGCCTCGTTTATTATTGCCTCGTCTAGTTGATATTGTAAATATGTAGTGGCGTCTAGGTTTTCTCTATTTGTAAATGTATCTATGTTTTCTTCTGGATAAGCAACTCGTACTGCGTCTTTCATACACTCTAGGTTCATTGTGTGCATATCCTTTGATGTATTGATATTATGATGTATCTTCTTTATTAGATAGCGACCACTCATATACGGATCTATGTCCAGAGGGTTATCTTTTTTAACTGGTTCATAACTCGGTACTTCAAAACTGCATATATCTCCTACTGATATGCCTGTGAAACCTTTGCAATCTAATCCTATGCTCTGACTTCTAAATGATAGTTTCTGTGCCATACTAGCAGGGAATATTCGTTCACCCTCTGGTCCTTCGTATTCGTTTTGTATATTTTCTGTTGTAGATATAAAGTTTAATCGTCCTTCAGGTTTGTCCGAAATCATTGTGTTGTTCTTAAAATTGAATAATGGTAACTGTGATTTGTTATCTACTTTACCACCTGATCCATCGTGTTCAGTATGAAATATAGTAGGGAAGTATTGATTGTAGTCAAAGTCTATTTCACTAAAAGTTTTGTTGAACATATCGTGTGTAATAGTTCTACTGGCATATACGCCATTAGATAAATTCTTTAGTGTATCAAACTGGTCTTTGATTGTGTAACCATCAACAGTTTGCATTTCTTTTATTACATCTGTTTCACCTGACCCACCTTTTACATTACGAGGTTTCTGTTGAAACTTTGCTGCTACTGGTCTTGCAACACCAGAGATTGCTAACATATTTTCTACACTTCTAAATCTGAAACCATTACTGTCTTCGTAAAATAACATACCACTTGAATTGTATTTTAGTGGTTCTGATACTGCCGATAACTTTGCAATAGCATTCAAAGGTTTAATTCTTGGCATAGCAAACTTGTGTAGACCTCTTGTTTCTTCTACAATCAAGTTCTTCTTACTATCTAAATCAGTTCTTACAATATCAACGACCATACTGTCAACTGATCCTTCTAACGATCTATTGACTCTCATCATTTCATTATCAAGCATTTCTCTACTGCAAAAATGTAGTACATATATTTGTGATCTAGGTGTCAAAGGCAATCTATTACTGATTTTGTAAATAAACATAGGGTGACCTGTTTTACTAGTGAAATCGTAACCTCTACTCGTGCCTGGCGTAAATAACTTAAATTCTATTCGTTCATAACCTGTCAAAGGTAAATGTGATATAACAGATTGACCATCTGCGACTACTATACTACCTGATAGACCTGCACCCTCTAACGATTCGTAAAGGTCTATTTCTAATACTAGTGATCTGATTGAAATTGATTTAGCATTCTTATTAGAACCATCTGCTGATTGATATGACACTAAAGTAATATCATCTAGTAGAAATCTACCTGGTCTAGTAAGTTTATCTGTATCTATTGCTGAGTACATAATTATTCATTCATTAATCTTTCAAATTCTTCAATTATTGCTGGTAAGAAAGATGGTGATAGTAATTTAATTCTACTGATCTTATCTTGTCTTCTTTGTTCGTATTCTCTATTTGAAACTGCTTGAGCACCTGCGTCTGTACTATTACATTCTAATAAGTGTGAGTGATCTATTGATTTTTGTGGTCCACTAGATTGTACTTTCTCATAATGATGTATTGCACCAGGTATATCGTATTTGTCATTTACAAATTCTTCAAATGCCGAAAACGATAATGGCCAACCGTGAAGTCCATCAGTTACATCATTTGTTATTAAAATAATCCAATGTAGTTCAGGACTACCAAAATGTCTTTCTGCAATAAGTTCAGGTCTCTCACCATCTGCAACATAATATTCTGAATAAAGACTTCCCTCATTCTTAATTTTATCTCTTATTTTAATTCGTCTCCATAAATCAGTAACCAGTTTATAGTCTTTTGTTCCTGGTATGATATATTGACCTTTAGGGAATCTTGCAAAATACATTAATATCCTTTTGCTACTGTTTCTTTAGTCATAATTTCTGTTTCACCAAATGTCAAGTTCATAGTTATTAAAGTAGGCGGTGCCCCTCTTTCGTCTGGTGTTAATGTTGATACAACACCTTCAGGTGCATAATCAAATTGTGCTGCTTTTAATACGCAACGACTAATTCTAGGTAAGTATGAGTTTTCATTATCTCTATACATATATGTTATTTGAAATTCTGATGGTACATTAAAGTAACCATTAGCACCACTTTGTTGTTCAGGTAACATATGAAATCTAAACAGTTGTAATATCTTGTGTACTGCGTCTTTTTCTTTCTCATTCTTCGGTGCAAAAGTAAATGGAAAACTAAACTCTCTAAATGGTACTGATTTAAATACTGATTCTAAATTAGGATTCTTTGCCTGACCCTTAAACTTGTCATATAATCCTCTTGCGTTCTCCATACCAGGTATTAATCCCAAAACACCAAAACTTGCCTCTTTAGTTAATTCTTGTATCACAGCGGTAGATCCTTTTGCTGCTGCCTTCAATTTAGCTTTAAAACCTGAGTCATTAATTAAACCACCTATACCTGCTCCTATATCTCCTGCAAGACCTGTTTCCATTGACTCGTAACTAGCAGAATAATCAAATTTCATTCCTTCAGGTGGCATATACATTACGATACTATCCGAAATATATGTGTGATTTGATCCTAACTTAGCAAAGACACCTGAGTTAACACCTCTAACTCTATTTGTTGCTTCTATGCCTCGTTGTTTTATATTTTTAATATTTCGTACAGATGTACCTGCTACTTTACCAGCAAACCAATTCTTCTCACCACCAACATAATTTTTAGAATTGTCTGTTAATAATCCATTGTTAAAAGTATTTGTTCTATATGCTGATTCATTGTGCATAAGAACATCAAATATTACATAGTGTCCATCTCCCATATTACTTGTTTCTTGTGGGTAATAAACTGTTCCGTATGAATAAGGATTAGCTTTAATATGTGCTGTAGGAGAATCGTTACCTATCTCTAATGGAGATTTGTTTAATAGTTTAGCAGCAACTTTAGAAGTTTGACCTGCATTAGCAAAGTTGCTCATTAACTTACCACCTACTGCGTTCATAGCCATAGAAGTTATTTTACCTTTGATTACATTTGCTACTTTTGATGTCCAAGCCATTGATTATATCCTTACTAAATATTGTTATAACTATTTATATGATATGAGCAAGTCTTTTAAAGGAATATATAAACCGATTAAACCTGAAAAATATGTCGGTAACCCAAATAACATAGTCTATCGTTCACTTTTAGAGCGTAAATTTATGGTATATTGTGATAATAACCCAGGCATAACAAATTGGGCAAGTGAAGAATTAGCAATTAGATATTACAGTCCTATTGATAAGAAATATCATAGATACTTTCCAGACTTCATAATCAAAACAGATAAGAATAAGAAAATGTTGATTGAGATTAAACCTTCTCGTCAATGCAAAAGACCTGTCCCAGGCAAGAAGAAAACTAAATCGTATATGCGTGAGAGTTTTGAGTATATTAAAAATCAAGCAAAATGGCAAGCAGCAACAAAATATGCTGATGACAATGGTGCTGTGTTTAAGATAATTACTGAAATAGATTTAGGCGTTAAATATTAAAAATCGTTAGAAGCTGTACTGCCTTGTCTAACATATTTAAATGTGTTGTCGGGTTCGTGTATATTAAATCCTATTGTTGCACTACTACCACCTGAGGTATTATTAGCAATAGAATTATTATTCTGAACATTTATAACATTAGGTGCAATTGTTTTTGTTTCTTTCTCTAAAGATTTAAGCATTGAAGATGTTGAACCATCACCAGCATTATCACCAGTTACACTTCTTAATTCATTTATTGCGTTTACTTTTTGTTCATCGCCCATATATGATTGTGTGTCTTGCATCCTATTTTCTCTTGCTTTATCGTAACCTTCTTCACCTGGTTGTATAATATTATTTGTAACTGGATCAACAACAGGTGCCGCTAGAGGGTCTTTTGATTGTGGTAAAAATTCATCATTTGCATTTTCAGGTGCTGCTACATCTTCTTGTCCTATAGCGTAAGTGCCATCGTCCATTTGATTTGCGGCTGCAGCTTTATTCGGTTCAATTGTTGTGTCGTCACCACCCAAACCAAAAAACTTACCAACTGCTGAGTTCTTAAACCAATCAACTATGCCTTTGAAGAAATCAGTAACTTTGTTCCATATGTTTTTAAATACACCTATTATTTTACCTATATTTTCTGCAACAAATTGAAGTGCCGCTATAATCAGTAATACTTTTAATGCAATCATCAATCTAGCAGTTTTAAATATGTTAGCAATGCCTTTAAATGCTTTTCCTAATGTCTTCATAGGTGCCCCTATAAATTGTGCTATGCCACCATAGATAGATTTACCTACATCAGCAAATCCAGTAGCAACATCAGCAATAGTATCAGGTATGACCATAAATGCCTCTTTTAGTTCAGCAAGTTTACCGAACCCACCTTGATCTCTACCTGTATCTGCTGTTACAGTTGTCTTTTGGTTTATCTGATCGTTTTCTTCTTCTAATCCTTTAATGTTCTCTTGTCTAGTGATTATTTCTTTTTCTAATTCTTTTCTTTGTTTTGTTTTTAATGGGTCTAAAGCATTTAAAGATGTAATTCTTTCTTGTAGTTCAAGTTTATTAGTTGCTACAGATTGTTGTATTATCTTTTGTTCTTCTTTGTAAGACTGTAATTCTTTATTTGTTAAAATCTTTATGGCGTTACCTTTTTCATTAATTTCTGCCTGGATACCTTGTTCTCTTAATTCACCTAATTTCTTTTCTAACTTCTCCTGACTACCTGTAAATTCTTCTACTGATTTTGCTAAACCCTCATTGTAGTCATATAAATTAATACCTAATTCTTGTGTTATCTTAATTAACTTGTTCATAGCGTTACCGAAACTATCAACAGGACCTCTTTCAATCTCTTCCGTAAGTGATTTAATCATAGTAGGTACATCACCTATAACAGATTGTGTCGCTGACTTTAAACTACTATTAGTCTTGTCAAAGATTGCTTGTCCTAATTTTACTATCTCATTCTTTACTGCACCAGAATCATTTTCTGATACTGTAAATTCACTTGATAGTTTGTCTATTTTTGGTAATGCCATTTATTAACCTATGTGTGTATCTACTTCTTTGTTCTTTTTAATTTTAACTTTTGATGAAGGTGACGAGCTAACTTTGCCACTATTAACATATAGTCCAAACCAGGCTGCACCAGCACCAACAACAACTGACACAAAACCTGCTTGTGCATTGTTAGGAGCGTCTAGTAACATAAACCAGTTCATAGTTGAATAGAAAGCATAGCAGTACAACCCCATCATCAATCTTGGAATCAATCTCCAATTTGATAAAACGTGTGGTAGTTCATCTGAAAAGAAATCCCATACTAGTTTGATCGTGTCTATACCTGTTCTTTTAATCTTGTCTATCATATTCTTAACCTTTATTCTGTTGCTCTCTTTTTTTTCTCTCGTTTTCTTCTTTTATATATCTTATTAATAACGAAACATATACATCTCTTTCCCACGGTATCATAGCCTCAATTTCAGTTAGTGAATACTTATGATGTTGCATAAGAGCAAAGTTAATTTCAAATAAGGCCTCTAGGCTGTTGTGGGAGAGGCTAATCCGAAAAAATCTTGTAACCCGCTGAAGGTGATTGTACTTTCAACTCCTGTCTTTGGGTTCTTCACTTTTGCTGTGTGTCTTAATTTAGGCATTGTTTCAAAGAATTGTCTTAACTTAACAAATTGATCTTGTGTTAAATTCTCAAAAAACTCTTTCAATTCTTCTCTTGTTGATTCAGTAGTAGGGTAATTCTTTTCTCCCTCATAAATGTAATCAACACAACCTATAACTAAACTGATAATATCTTCATACGATAATGTTTTAACACCTTTTGTAGTGTACAACACTTTCATATTAGGATATTTCATAATGACACCTAATTTTCTTTTCTCATCTAACATAATATCATTTGTGTGTGCGTCATCAACTTGCACCTCAACTTTTGATATGTCAACCTCCACATCGCCATAGGTTTTCTTATCATCTGGACAAATAATCTTAAACTTTGCAACTTCTCCTACTGACTTTGCCCTAACTTGTAGGAAAATATATTCTACATCAAATGTAGGTAATGTTTCTACATCTAACTTCTCATATGTAACTGACTTCAAAATGTTTTTTGTTGCCATTTGCATTTCTTTTTCATCACCTGATTCAAGTGCCATATATAAAATCTTTTCTTCTTTTACTAGAAAAGGTCTATATTGTACCTTTACATCACTTGATGGTAAAGTCAACTCATATCTCGGTGTTTCAACTATTGGTAACGCCATAATAACTCCTTTTAATTATTAAATATTTAGTGGTGGTATTTTAAATGGTGGGAATACTCTTCCGCCAGTTACTCTACCTAGAGGTACTCGTCTTCTTAAATCGTTAAGTACATCTCTACCTGCCCTTCTCAATTCAGGTGGCAGTTTATTTATCAAACTACCAAAAATTCCTCTATTGTTCTTAATCTCAGGTATCCTGCCAACAGGACTACCTAATTCTATATTACCTTGTTTATCTATAAAGTAATTAATCCAGTATCTAAATGAAAAATCTACATCTATTGTTTGTATGTTATTAGCATCGTGGGAATATTCTACTGCACCTATTTTAGTAGGAAAGCAATCTATCAATTGTACACCATAAGTTATATCGTCCCGTTCTTGTCTGCTAGCAAATTGACCTAATTGAAATATGTTTAGGTTAGCAACATAGTTATCATAATAGTTTGTGTTAAATGTAGATGATGTTGACATAGCAGATTTTTGCCATAATTCAAAGTATGATCTCTCTCTCATAAATTTATCAGCATAAAATTGTGCTGATATAGATGATGATTTCATATCGTATACAAAATTTCTAGCAGGTGCATTGCCGTGTCTAATTTCTTTGGATACCATTTCTCTTTCAGGCATACTGATTGAAGAACAAAATGCTCTTACTCGTCTACCATTTGCCTGTTGTATGGCAAGTAAATCTGATTGTGTAGGAAATGCTTGTTTCTCTTGTGCTGCTAATGATGTGTCTTGGAAACCTTCTGAAAATAATGCGGAGTTTGATACGCCTTTAGGTAAATTAAACTCAGCATAAAATCTTGCCTTTCTAGCAAAACCCTCTGCCTCATTTACATAAGATTGAAAACGACCTATTGTAGTTTCAGGATTACCACCTTGTCTTCGTTGTAATCTTTTATCGCCTGCTACATCATCTAGCGATCTATCTCGTGGTATTCCGATACGAATATCATAACCACCAATTCTTTTTCCGCCTCTTAATATTGCCATTAGTATGGACTCCCCTTTTTAAACTGTGCCACTGGTAAATAAACTGATAATGCAGCCTTGTCGTAATCAATTCTTAAAAAACTTGATCTAACGTGGGACCACAAATACTTCTTAATTGTATTCTTAACCAATGGTATATTCTTAACTCTATCGTAACTGACATCAAAACTATTTCTACTAGTTATTTCTGCACCTTTTGTAGAAAACTTTTGCAATCTTTCTAACAAAGTAAATCTAGCACCAGGTCTTAAATAATGAAAGTTAATCCCTGCAAATCCACCTGGTATTCTCTCAATAGGTAATACTAGAGGAAATGTATCATAGTATGGTAATGTCTTCTTATATTTAGGGTCATAAAAGAACATATTTAAACGACCAATACTAGGTCTGCCATTTAGTTTACCTTGACTCATTAATCGTCTAGCAGATATCTTATCTGCGATAGAAGCTATTGCTTGTTGATACCACCTAGTGCCTTTTCTGACACCTGCGGCTCTATCTACTAATGGATCTAATATACTTGGCATACGCTATATTTATGCTTGAAAAAGGGCACTTTAGTTACCTAAAGCGCCCTAAACTATGTACCGAGAGAGAGGTTATTACTCGTCCTCTGCTAATTTACTAAAATTTGACATTGTATCGTCATCATCACTAGCAACTGGACTTTCACTTATAGTTTTCGCTGAAGCCGTAGGTTGAGGCGGGAGGTCTGCAACGGCAACGGTTTCAGTTTTTCTAGCACCTGATAACACCCTATTCAGTTTCTCTTTGAGTTCGTCATAGGTTTTAAAATTATCTGCTGCTAAAAATGGTTTTAAAGCGTGTTGAGAAGACCAAGTCTTTTTGATTTCCTCATCATTACCAGCAAGAGCTGATACACTTTCAAATTCAGATTTGTCATAGTTCCAATAACCATCAACTTTTCTGATTTTAAGTTTGAAGTTTGCACCTTTCCAGAAGTCAAACGGATTGATTGCCGCTTCGTCTTCAAATGCCGGTTGCATTGCTTCAGTTACCTTATCAAATATCTTTTTACCAAATTTGTATAAGTAAACTTTGCCTTCATTCTCTGGATGTTTTGGATCAGACACTACTAGAATATTTGAGTAATAAGATAGTTTTCTTTTTCTCTTTCTAGCAATTTCTTTATCACTATCAACACCTGTATTCCAAAGTCTTGTGTTTTCTTCCGACACAGGATCTTTTTGATTTAATGTTGTTAATGAGTTCTCAATATACCAACCACCAGTTCCTTGGAAAGCGTGAGACCATACTCTTTGCCAAGGCAAGTCTTCGCCTTCAACAGCAGGTAAGAATCTAATAACAGCATAACCGTTACCAGTTTTGTCTAACTCTGGTTTCCAAAATCTATCGTCTTGGTATTTGTTCTTGTTTGAATTGTCCTCGGGATTGAGGTTAGTTTCAAGTGCCTTGGTTAAAGCGTCAAAACCACTTGATGAAGATTTTAATTGTTCAAAATCCATATTCGTATTCTCCTTATATTATTATATTATTATATTTGTGTTTCCTATTTAATCGGAATCATTACTATTTAGACTGGTTTTTCTTCCACTTTTCATAATCTTTACGCCATTCTTTTGCTGATTTGCAAGGGTTTGGCATTGATCTTTTAATCATCTTTTCTCGTAACTTCTCACAAGTAAAAACAATCTTGTTTAGTAATCTGTATATAAATCCATCTAACATTGTAATAGTAATACTATATCATATCTTTAGCATATTGTCAAGCGTGGTATAGTCAATATATTTAATATTCTTCATACTTGCCCACGCCTCTGGTATTGTACTAATAGGGTCTGAACCATCGCCTCCGTTTGGATTTACCTTGTAGAAAGTGATGTTTTGATGTTCTTTTATTAGTTCTAGCCATTGATTTATCCAATTGACACTAGGTGTCTTGTGTGCCTCTTTTA